TCTTCTTTCTTCACGCTGCGTTTGGTAGGCTCAGCGGTTGCTTCAACTTCCACTTCGGCTGTAGCAGGGGTAACTGCTGCGGCTTGTGGGGGTGCACCAGGAATATCAAGGTCAGCGGTTTCCGGTACACCGTCTACTTGTGCAACCGTCATGGTAATCGCTTTCTGAGCGGTTTCGGACTTACCCTTCTCAATGACCGTCGTGAACTCGTTGGTCTCCAAATAACGCACAGGCTTGAACGTCAGCTTGGGCGATTGGCTGCTTGTATCGAAACGCATCTCAGTAACCACGGCAGAGATAGGAATACCCTTGGTGCCAATCAAACGAGCATAGGTTTGCAGAGGCCACTTCCCAGGTTCACCTTCACCAAAGATAGACATGCTAGGCAGCGTAAGCTGATAGACCTCGCCATCAAGATCATGCCCAAGCACCACAGCAAGACGTTGTTGGAAACGGCAAGCACGTGAATCACCAGCGCCAGAGCCTTTAATATCTTGTGGGCAACCTTTGCAGGTTTTGTTCTGCGGTTCCTTCACAGACGGGTCAGGGGTTTCACCGTCAGCAGACCAGCAAGCGGGACGGGTCACAGCACCCTTCTTGTATGTACCCATATAAAAGATACGAGATACCTTGGGCGCTGCGTTTACGATAACTACGTTCATCGCACGATCTTCGTTCTTGGCAACTTCTTTGCCGTTGAGCATCATGCGGAACACACCACCCTCGATGGAGATGCGGGGGACACTGCCTCCGCTACCCATAAGCGCACGGGTTACATCGTCTAACCCTCCCAACTGTGCAAGGTGTGCAGGAAGGTTGCTACTTAAAACAGTTAATTCACTCATCATTTTCTCCGAATGGTGACAGCGTACTTGCTGTCGATGTTAAGACCAGGGGGAAGCAGGTCAGGGTTTTCTTCAAGGAACACGGACATGTTGGTTTGGGCAATACGCTTTTCCAACAGTTCTAAAGCACTGTGCTCTTTGATGAAGTTGTGGAACGAGTGCCAGTCGCTTGTCCAGTATCGTTTGGCAACCTTGCGAGTAACCGTACCATACTCGGTTTTGAAACCATCAGCACCCATCTGTTTGCATACCTCAAGCAGTTCGCTCTCGATAAGCTCTAGGCTTTCTTTTAGTTCTGCATCCTCCTTCTCGTACTGCTCTGCAATCTCTTTGCGTTTGTCGCGTATCTTAATGTACGTCTTGACAAGCTTATCAGCTTTCATATCCATTTTCACTCTCCTAGTTATTACAACTAAATATTACCAATAAACTTTATGGATGTCAACTCTCCTTCATGATGTTGTCGTAAAGGTCAACCAATCTCGTGTGGATGTCCACTTTGGATTGGAGCATGGCATACATCTTTCTCTCTACCGGCGAGCCTTGAAGGTGCACCACCGTGCATGGGTTACGTTGGCCCGCTCGATGCACTCGTGCGTTCGCCTGTAAATAAGTTTCTACAGACATCACTGGAGACCAATAGATCACAACGTTTGCCGCGTGGAGTGTGACACCGTGTGATGCTGCCTGTGGTTGAATGATAAGCACCTTGGGGTCAGGCTGCGTTTGGAATCGGTTGAATATATCAGTGCGTTTGTTGACACTAACTTCACCGTTCACAATCTCGCAGGAGTAGCCCGACTTGGTAAGCTCTTCATTAACAAGTTGTATGGCATGTCGGTACGGTACAAAAACAATCACCTTGTGGCTTGCCTCGTCGATCACTTCTTTCAACGCTTCAATACGATTAGACGCATCGAACGACACCACCTCACCACTGTCTGAGTAAACTGCACCACAAGATAATTGCAGAAGTTTGTTCAGGTTGGCTGCGGCGTTGACTGTTGTGATCTCTTCACCTGCTGCTATCGTTGTCATGTGCTTGCGGATGTGCTCGTAGTACTGCATCTGCTGTTTGGTTAGCGGCACGTCCCGAGTCACATAGGTCATGTCCGGTAAATCTAAGCACTGCTCTTTAGTAAACCTGATAGCTGGCTGTAGCACTTGGTGCACGATGTCCTCTGCGCGGGGCTTGGGCACCCACTTGAAGTTCGTTATCTTTTGCATCACTTGGTCTTTGAACGAACCAAAGAAGCGTGGTACGCCAGAAGGATTGATGATCCTTGCTAATCCGTATGCGTCTGTTGGTGCCTGTGCTGCGGGTGTGCCCGTTAACATCCAGATCCATGTATCTGCTTTGATGATTGATTGAAGTGCCTTCCATCTTTTTGTACTCACTGTTTTGTATGCGTTAGCTTCATCGACCACGATTAGATCGAAGTCGTTTTGGTTAACTGCATCTTTTATAATTTCTAGACCGTCGAAGTTACAGATCACAAAGTCAGAGTCTGTGTTCACTGCCTCGATGCGTTTCTTTCTGTCGTAGCTGTGGGCCACCGTCACTGTGCGGTGCATAGCAAATTTAAACAGATCATTCACCCATGCTGACTGCATGATGGACAGTGGGCACAGCACAAGAACTCTACGTATCATGCCGATGTTCATCAGGTAGTCCGCTGCCCAGATAACACTGCCAGTCTTGCCGGTGCCCTGCTCGTTAAAGCAAAAGCCTCGTCGGTGCAACGTTAAGAACTCTGCCGTTGTGCGTTGATGTGCAAACGGTTTGTGTAGTCCAGGCCAATCGTACTGTGCAGTGATGGGGGACGGGACGTTCTTGATTCGCAGGTTCTTGAGGACTTGTGCTTCTTCTAGCCCCCACTTAACTAGCACCTCCCCACTGTCTAAGATCTTGCTCTTTGGTATGACCGTTGTGATCCGGTTCGGTTGCCTGACTCTCAGGAGCAGGGCTTTGTTAGCGACTATCTGCATAATATTTTCTATATAGGTTGCTAACCGCCCCTTTGCGGGTCTTCATAAAATTACTCATTTTAAAAACTGTCGGACCCTTAATAACCCATGCGGTCCATCCAAAATCACATAACCACGTTGGCTCCGTTTTGATATCTTTACCTGCTGAAATTAACCGTTTACGTTCTTCTTGAAATACTTCTAAATATCTACCTTCAATCTTTACCAAAGCCGCAAACTCTTCTTCACTTATTTTCGCTTTCATTTTCACTCTCCATGACACCAACAGGCCGAAAGTGAATTTTCACTCCGGCCCACCCAAAAACTTGTACTACGGTACTGCTTACTTCTTGCGTTCGCGCTTGCTAGTTTCTGAAACCAACTTGCCCGATGAATTACGTTTGAACGATCTATTTGTTGAAGCTGATGTTACGCTATAACCGTCTTTATTGCTACCCCCTTTACTGAGGGCACGCTTGTGTGCAATGTCTTTACCTTCGCGGGTATCGGCTTTGCCATTACCGTTATTGTCTTTACCGTTCTTATCTACTGCACGACGGGCACGTTGCCGCTCCATACGGTTCTCATGCTCACCACGCTTCAGTTGCATCTGGTACTCGTGCTTGTACGGACGAGGACTTTTTGTATAGGGCATAGTATTTCTCCCGTTCGATTTCGTACTTCTTCGTCCCAACGCTAAAGATCTTAACGATCTTAACCCCAGGATGATCCTCAGCAACCCAATCCCTAACCATGTACATCTTGGGCGCTATGTAGCTATACACCGTCACGCTTTTCCCAGGCGTTTTCGACTCAACCAGCACCATCGCTTGGTGCATGTACCGCTCAATTATGTCGTCCATTATGGGGGCAGCTTGTCACAGCGCAGTATTGTTTACAGGAGAAGTTAGGACGTGCGTTCCACACATCGTTTTCATACGCCGCTTCCAACTGTGCTGTGTCTCGCATCCATTTTACCCAGTGAAGCTGCGGTGCGCTAGTGTCGTAATCCACCTTTACAAAATCGTTTGCAACGACAAACAACAGTCCCGCCTTGATGCGTTTGATCTGCGGGAAGTGCACGAACAAGGCAAGTGCCAGAATCTCTAGCTGCTTGGTGTCTGCATACTTGGAAGACTTGCCCGTCTTGTAGTCCACCAGAAATGCCTTGTCATCTTTAATAATCACAAGATCAGCCACACCACGCCACCATACGTCGGGTGCGAAGAAGTCACATGCCTTAAGATCTTTAGTCAGCCCCATGCGGTATTCGCACAGGTACTCTCCACCAATCTGCTTGAGCGCGTCCAACGGCTCCTGCATGAATCTGAACTGCGGGGGGATCGGCACATCATTCTTGATGTAGAACTCTGCCGCTTCGTGTACAAGCTTGCCATAGGTGAGGTGCTCGGTCTCAGGCTCCCTGAAATCCTTTGCCACCCGCAGGTGATAGTACTTCTTGGGACACTGTTGGAACAGTGAGAGGGAGGAATAAGACCAAGCAGCCATGTTATATCCCAGAGTCTACGTGACTGAGCAGTGCAATCTGAAGCTGCCGAACATCTGCGATCAACTCATTGACGATCAGCAACGCTTCCTCAAACTTCTTATCATTTGCCGCGACGTACAACTCCTTAAGATGTTGCTGTGCACTAATGTAAAACGGGGAAAAATCAACAGTCTCCGTAACTCTCACCATATCCTGCCTCACAATTAAGGGGTAAATCAATGCACCACTGAGGGCGACTTCGCATGCACTGTTCAACATACGCTTTGGCTTCCTCAGCTTCTTTCTTCGGTGCAATACAAGCAACTGCGTCATGGACCGTTAGCACCACCTTGTAGCGTTTAGCGATCAACGTCATCTGCTCGGCAATCACACAACGTGCAATAGCTTGGCACAGATTCTCAATCACTTTACCACCATACGTCTTGGTTGCGCCTTTTCGAGTGGGGTACTCGTACTGCGTATTGCCATCG